AGCACTAGTTACAACACCACTTGCATTAGCAGTTATTAGCGGAAGCACGATAGAAGGACCAGAGCCATCTGTTTTTATAGAAACTTGGCTCGCCTTACCTGCGGTATTTGTTCCAGCAGTATAGCCAGAACCACCATTAGTTATTTCACCTATGGTTACCCAACCGGGAGCATTATTATTGAAAAATACTCTACTTGCTATATTAACAGTTACTGCGCTGTTACTACCGTTATTACAATTAGCGAGTGTAGGTCTATTAGTTTCATCCAACAAGACCTTAGCGCCATATATCTCTGATAGCCCTAAATCCATGTATTGAATTTTAAAAGCATCAATTAAATTACCAGAGGTGTCACTAAAAGTACCTGCTTGAAGTTCCACTATTACTAGTTGTAAAGACCCACCAATAGATGTTCTCTCTATAACATTGAACTTATTAATATCCATTCCCATTAGAGTCACCGCCTAATCAACGGAAACCTATAGCCATGAATATACCACTTTTATCGTTAGCCGCTGCTTTGATGTTAGCCGTCGTATCACCAACGCCTGTCAACCAAGCATGCATTTGGGTGTTATCAGCACCGTTAACTGTGATAGAGTGTACTGTGGTAAGATGGTCGCTTAAATCTAATACTTCTGCACTAGATGTACCGCTGATAACAAAACTACCAGTGACTACATGCATGTTACCAAAAGTACTAACTCTTTCATCAAATGTTACTGCTATTGCCATAATTATTCATCTCCGCTTGTCTCTACGATAGGGTCTTCTGCTTTAGTCTCTTCTACCAAGACCTCCTCAACCACTGGCTCTGGTGCCGGTGGATTGAGGGCGGTCTTTACTTTATCCAAAAGTTTACCTTTGGTAGCGTAGCCTGTTACAGTTACTCCCTTATCTTTTAACCATGTAGTAATGTCCTTCTTAGTCCAACCAGAATCAGGTAGTCCGTCATTTCCAGCGTCTTTAGTAACGCCTTCATCACCTTCTATGAGTAGGTTCTTAGGACCTTTTTGTATTGCCCATTGTCTGTATTTATCCAGCCACTCTTGGGAAACCTCTCTAACTTGACCACGATACATTTCTGTATCGTCTCGCAATTTGAGATAAGGGTTAGAACCTATGTAGGTTATCTTAGGCAAGTTTCCTCACCTCAGTTGTAAAACACTAATAGTTGTCCACTGGTTACAGTTCCTGTAGTTTCCAAAGTGATAGTAAGTCCACTGTGATTTCCACCAATTGACTGAGCCATGTTTGCTGTCCCCGCTGATACAACAAATCCAAGAATAGCGGTTGCACCGCCACCAAGAATAATTGTTTGTCCATCAGTTGTTGAGCCAAGGGTAATCATAGCCATCTTTGGTGCTGGGTCATATCCGTTTGCTCCATCGCTGTTAGAAGCGTTGAAGGTACCCGGACCTCCGCCCGGATAAGATACATCTGCTGCTCCATCAAGCCATTCGGTGGTTCCATGTGAACCTGCTCTTAATTCCCATGCGCCTACAAGTGTTGCGTTTCCGCTTGCTGTTCCGCTAATTGTTAATTCTGTTGCCATATTTAATCATCTCCTATATTTTTTTCTCCATTAATCCTCATTGAAGGTCACGAATTGAACCTTGTCCTCCAAAGAAAGTTGTCCATATTTCACCCATGGTTCGATAAAGCCCTTCCTGTCCAAGTCTGTTAATGGCGAATGGGTCTCCAGTTTCGATACCAGATTCAAAGTATTGTGTAGGCTTAGCAGTGCTGTAGTATAAGTAGTCAGTGTCTAGCATGTAAATTCTGCTGATACCATCGGCTTCAACATCCTTAGATGGGATGATTGGTACACCATTGTAGGTAGCGACGATAAACCCTGCTTCCATACCGGGGACACCCTTAACACCGTTGTAGGTTGGTACAACACGCTTTTCTTCCATGAACCTTTGTTGGCTTTGTAGAAGTTGTTGAAGTCTCATCAAAGTGTCATATCCAGTTAGCATAACCTTTGGATTGCCACCTCTCTGCCAAATCTTTCTGAATAATTCATCAAAGTGGTCGAGAGATAGAGTTCTGTTGGTAGGGGTACCAGAAATACCGTTAACTGACATTTCAGCGTTAGCCCATGAAGCGTTAGTCTCACGGTTTATTGAATAAATATCTAAGTCAGTCGCTGCACTGATGTGACCTGTTCCATCTGCAATTGCACTTGTGCTGGTAGTTAAACTTGCAGCGTGACCGGCGGTAACACGGTCAAGTGACTCAATATCATTACCTGCTGGGGTGTCAGTGTCTCTAAGTAGCATTTTGTTAATCATCTCTGCGTGGTGCTTACCCATTTCTTCTTTTAATACTGAGCGAATGTCACCTAGACCATCATCTTTATCGTTTAGGAAAATTGCCATCTCAGACATATCGAATGAGTGAGCGACGGTCTTTGGCTTCGCTGCAACATTTTGGAAAGTTGGTTTTTGAGTTTCCGGTAGAGTACCGTTCTCTGCGATTCCGCCGCCAACTGTGTCAGAAGGCTTAGCGGTTACAACACGCCATCCACTTCTGTCCCAAGGTTTCTTAGGTAGGATAGAGAATGCGTTGAACTCTTGGTTCAATTGACTCCATACTTTTCTACCGTATATTGCTTGGTATGTTCCCGCTGTAGTGGAAAGCATAGGTGC